TCAATCAACTACTGGTGACGCTGGAACAACTAGCTTGTACCCAATGTTCTTCGGTCAATGGTCACGCTTCCACACAATCGTGGATCGCTTGAATATGGTATTACGTCGTTATGACCAAACATTGCCAGGATTTATAACTTTCTTCGGAGAGAAGCGTTTGGCAACCTCTGTGGTTGATCCATTTTCTGCAATCCGTTATCGTTCTACTGGTACTGCAACCTAAAGAGATGGGGGAGGGAAACTTCCCCCTCTTTTAATTTTTTTACTTGGAAATAAAATGGCTAATCTAATTCTTGAAGCAGTCCAAAAAGCCCTTAAAAAAGGTGAGGCTACAGTAAACCTTAAAGAAGCATCACAACTTACTGGCTCTGGTTCTGGAGTTGGTGGTCAAACAATTTATGATGATGCGTTTGCTTCGCTTCGTCAAAACAACCCTATTCGTAATGCTGGCGCTAGAGTAATTGAAACTATTGGCTCTGATGAGGCATTTGTAGTAAAAACTGGAAATATTACTAACCTACAACAAGGCGGAACATTTAATCCTTGGGGTTATCCAATCAATAGCAATAATGCGAATGCCGCTACTGGTATCGCTACCACTTATTGGCAGTTGCCAGTTCGTTCTGTTAATGCCGTAGTGCCAATCCGTACTGCGGTAATGAGCGATATTAACAATATTGATCCAGCGATTGTTGGAGATATTGCTTTGGAATTTGCTCAACAAGAGTCACTTTCCATGATGTTGAATAATGACCAATCAGGTTCAACGACTTATAACTATGGCGCAACACAAGGTTTGCGTGGTTTAAATAGTTATTCTGGTTCTACTTCTGCCGCTTCATTTGGCACAAATGGTTCTGCAATCACTAATGGTCGTCATACAGTTCTTGAAGTAACGCAGGCATCTCCTACAGCTATTTCTTATAACGATATTGGTAATTTGGCTTCTGCGCTTCCTCCTCAATATTGGGTTGATCCATCAACTGCTTGGATGATGCACCCATCCACTATTAAACAAATCCGTGAATTGACTGGTGGCTCTACTGGTTTGCCAGTATTCCTAGAGGTTGGTAACCCAATGGGAGGTTCTGTAACCAGCATCTTTGGTTTCCCAGTTATCGTCAATCCGTATATGGATGTAGCAGGCTCTGGCAATCATCCTATTTATTTAGCGGCTTGGAGTCAATTTGTGACTATTGCTGATAATGAAATGATGAGCATTCAGGCTCTTGAGCAAGCACAGCCTGGATTCATTACTCTTTTCTGTGAAAAGCGTGTTGTTTCCACTATTCGTGATGTTTTTGCTGGCGTTAGATTGGTAGGCTAATATGCCATTAGACAGTTTAACTAATGGTCCTTATCTTGGGACTACTAGGAATCCGTTTAGCTACGAAAAAATTGAGCAAGTAAGCCGTGATCTTCAAACAGAATGGCTTACACTTGATGAAATTACTCAACAGTTAAACTTATTCCAAGATGAGAGTCAAGATTCATACCTTCAAAGCCTTGAATTAGCGACTAGGTTCGCTATAGAGGACTATCTTGGTATGTCGATATTCCCTATCACTTGGAAGGTCTACTATGGAGCTACAAATGGCATGACAGGCACACAATCTGCCTTCGATTTGCCTGAAGTAAGCCAAGCCAATCAAAATACTGCTGGAGTTGTTATCAATTCCGTGTCGTATTATTCTGGCGGTAATCCACCAGTATTAACTGTATTAGATCCAACCCTTTATTTTTATGACCCTACTGGTAATAAAATATTAGTAAGTAGTATTCCTAATGATATTAGCGAATGGATGACTAATCCTGTAATTGTTACTTATACAACTAATGCAAGTCCTATAGCTCAGTATCCTGTTATTAAACAGGCGGCTTTATTACTTTTAACTCATTTATACAATAATCGTAGCAATAGTTTTCAAGGGGCATTGAATAATATTCCTTTTGGAGTCGATCAACTTCTTAGAGCTTATAAACCTTTGGTGATGTAATGACAATCGCACGGTATGAGAACTTTACAATAAATCGATTAACCTTTGATACTGATACTTTTGGTCAATATACAACGACTATTACAAAATGGTTTTCTACTAGAGGTCGTGTAAAGGATGTTCATAATAATACTCAAATCACTAAAGATGAAAGAGTTTATACGGATTTAACCAATTTCACAGTTAATTACACTCCTAATACTAGAGAAATAGTAGATAACCAAAATCTTTATAGTATTACTTGGAGAGGTTTTGATTGGAGAATTACTGATTGTTTAGAAACAAATGATCGTATGAATGTGATATTTATGTGCTATAGAAACGATCCTGTGGTGCCTGTATGACAACTCAGCAAAATCCTTCGGTATATGCACAAGCTATTCAATATCAGCTTACAAGCATTGTTAGCCCTATTCCTGTTTATGCAAACTTTAATCGCAATTTTGCAAATGAACCTAAATGGATTACTTGGCAATTAAGGAATATTCATCAACCTGTATATACTGGTTCTAATCAATCAGTTAAAGGTATAGATAGACCTATTTTTCAAATAAGCGTTTTTGCACAACAAATGGATGACGCTTTTAATATATCGAACTCTATACTACAATCCTTGCATGGATATAGTGGATTGTTTGGTGGTGTTTCAGGCTTTCAAATATCTAAGGCAGATGTAGATTGGCTTTACAATACATACGATAATACGATAGGATTGCATCATATTATTATGGACTGCACTCTTGATATTCCGTGCTAATAAGATAGAATTTATTAAACTCTTTTAAAAGGAATTAAAAATGGCTCTCCCAAATCAAGTCCTCCCAGGATTTTCGGCATCGTTATGGTGTCAAACTGGCTCTAATCCTATGGCTTTAACATTGGCACAATTATCAACATGGACTGCAGAAGTTGCTGATATTGTTGGCACAGTAGCTAATGGTACTGGTACTGCTGGTGAACAATTAAATGTAGAGGCAATTCCAGCCTTTGGTCAAGATGATGCTTCTGCTTCTTTCATGGTTGCTGGTAGCCGTCAATCAGATCAAATTCCTACACAAAGCAAACCTACTTCAATGACTATCGTTGCTCCGTGGAATCCTAGCGATGCTGGTTTATTGTTAATGCGTGCCGATGCGTATAGCGGAATTATTGATCGTACCTATGTTGTTGCCGCAGTTAGCGGTGAAGATACAGTAGCGTATGCTTTTACTGGTCGTGTATCAGAATTTAAAATTGATGCCGCACCCGGAAAAGAAGCTACTTGCACATTCACTGTTCACCCTAGAGGAAATCAATACGGCTGGTCTAATAATACTTAATGATGAAAGTTCAATTTGCAAACGGCAAAGTTTATGATGCGGATAATATAGATCACGCTGTTAAACTTTGTCTTGCAGATGGACATGATCCATTTAAACCTAAAGCAGTTATTGAAATCTATATTAAAAAAAATAAAAAACCTACAATAGAAGAAACAATAGAAGATGAAAATAGAGAACAATACTGATCTATTAAGCTATTTAATTAGTCAATCCACTTCTGGGGTTAAGAATTGGTTTGGGTTTTCACAGCAAAAAATTACTGGTATTCATACTGTTTACGAAATTGCAAAAAATCACGCAGATACTATGACTCCAGAAGAAGTTGTTGAGTATGTTATTAGATTAAATAACTCTATCTATCATAAGATGATTAAGGTAGATAATGCCTAGCGAATCTGTATTATTTAAAGTAAAAGGTTTTCAAGAATTTGAAGATTTACTGCTACAAATTCGTGATGATTTTGGTGTTAAAGATGCAAAAAATATATTAAAAACAGCAGTAAAAGATGCAATGACTCCTGTTTTATTAACCGCTAAATCTTTAGTAGCAGTAGATACTGGAGCATTAAGAGCATCTTTGCGGATAGAGGCACGATCTCCTAATAGACGAGATAAAAATTCTAGATATGTTTTAGATACTGATACTATTATTGGAACTGTAACAACGGCTCCCGGAAATGTTTTAGCTAGAAGATCATTTTATAATTTACATAATAAAAAGTCAAAAATTAAACAAGTTGGTATTCCTTCTGATGCTAGAGCTAATGTGCAAGAGCATGGAAGTTATAAAATGGCGGCACATCCTTTTCTTAGACCAGCTTTAGAAAGTCAAGGAGCAAATGCCGCAAGTAGTTTAGGTGAAAAATTGGGTAAAAGATTAGAGCAATATAGATCAAAACACATGACAAAATAAGGATATAAAATGAGTAATTTTGCAACCGCATTAGGTAAGTCATTTAATAAAGATACTATCCGTATTCGTTCTTTTGAATTGGGTGGTCATACTTTTAAAGTAAAAATTCCACTTACATCTGATTTTGATGCAATACAAGAAAAAATGAAGATTGTAGATTTAGCAAAAGTTGAGCAGTATTATCAAGAAATTGCAAAACCTTTTCTTGATAGCAAAGAAGAATTTTTAAAGCAAGGTGATGTAGAGTTTTTAGATAATGATATTGTCCTTAGAGGAACTTCATTACAAGAAACTGCTAAAAATAAAATTATTACCGAAAATCGTATTTTAGAATTATTTAAGTTTATTGTGCCTGAAGAAGAATCGTTTGATATGACAAGTATTACATACGATATGATTGAGGAGCTTTTTCCTTTTTCTATTCAGCTACAAATTCTTGAATCTATTAATGAAGTTATATCTCCTTCTTACAAAGCAACTAAGGGAAAGTAACTAGGTCAGTCCCAAGACAAGTTAGAGCTTATTTGACGGCTCATGGTACTGACCCAGATTTAATAGATCAAGAAGTTTTCCACGATATATGTGTGTTATATAACGATGGAATGATTGGTAATACAGGGATTTTAGAAACTCTGGGCAATTTAACTGCTGGAGTTTATAATTATATGCGTAGCACTAAAGGCAAAGCCTATACATTACAAGACATTATTCCGAATGCTTATGATTATATGTACCCACCTAAGTCGGAACAAGAAAAGAAAGAAATAGCAAGCCAACAATTATTAACTTATATTTTAATGAGTCCTAATGCACCTAAGACATTAACGGAGAAACAGAATGGCTAATGTAGCAAGACTAGGTGTAGTAATGGGATTAGATACGGCAGAGTTCAACGCTGGACTAGAAGCCGTTAGTAAAAAACTAGAAAATTTTAAAGATGCCATATTAGAACTTGCTGGTATTGCTTCTTTTGGGGAAATGACCAAAAAAGCCCTTGAATTTGCAGATTCAATAGTTAAAACTGCAAAAGCTAATGATGTAACTACTGCTTCCATTTTAGAAATGTCCAGAGCATTAGAAGAAAATGGCGGTGAAGCAGACTCTACAAGTAGAGTTTATTCTGGCTTTACACAAAAACTTGAAACTGCCGCTATTGGTAGTGCTAAAGCTCAAGAATCTTTTGCTAGGTTAGGAGTATCTCTTAAAGATATTGCTACACTTTCACCGCAAGAATTATTTGAAAAAACTATTACTGGTTTAGCAAAAATAGAAAATGCCGCCGCTAGAAATGGTTTGGCATTTCAAGTATTAGGTAAAAGTTTTAGAGGGATAGATATTGTTGGTTTTGCACATGATCTTGAAGAAGCTAAAGGAACAATGGATCGATATGCGGCTTCAATAGAAGAAGCTCATAAATTAAGTATTAATTTAGGCAAAGACTCTAAAGATATTAGTCTAGTATTTACTGAAGCTGTAATGCCTTCTTTAAATGTATTTTATGAAGGATTACATAAGTTAATGAATCCATTAAAAAGTATCATTCAACTTTTTGGTGTATTAATGGATGTAGTGGCGGCAGTATTTGCATTTATTGAACAAACTTTAATACAATTTACAAATATTTTATTAATTACTGGAAGCATTATTTCTGATGTTCTTTCTGGAAATATAACTAAAGCAAAAAAAGATTGGCATGATGGCTTAGATACAATGGCTTCCGATTACAAGGCATTTAGTGATCGGTTACAAAAATTAGCTAATCCCCCTACAAAACCAGCAGTTCCAGAAAATGTTGGCGGTCAAGAAGTTATACAATCTAATGCAAAAAAAATAGATGCCGCTAAAGGCTTAACTAAAGAATATCAACGACAAGCTGATCTTCAATATGAAATTATTGAAGCACAAAGAAAGTTATTAGATTTAACTAAAGATCAAGCAATAGTTCAATCGGCAGTTAATAAAGTTATTCAAGAAAATCAAAAGTTTGTTGATACTATTGATAAACAAATTGCTGGAGCTGGACAAGGGTCTGCCGCAGAAGCATTAAAAAGAACTTTGGAGCAACAAAAAACAGCAATTTTGGGTTTAAGAGATGCTGAAGTTGATAGAACCAAAAAAGGTATTCAAGATACTATTGATTATCAAAGAACATTTACATTTGGTTGGACTAAGGCTTGGAATCAATATAAAGAAGATGCTGGTAATAATGCCAAGATAACTGGTGATTTATTTAATTCGGTTATGAGTTCAATGAACTCTGCTTTAGATACTTTTGTTACTACTGGAAAATTAAATTTTTCTAGTTTTGCTCAAAGCGTCATTCAAGACATTGAAAAGATTATTTTAAAAGCAATGGTTGCTAAAACTATGACCGCCGCTTTTGGAGGAACAGCATTTGGTGGTTTGTTGGGTTTTGCTGATGGCGGATCACCTCCAGTAGGAGTGCCTTCAATAGTTGGTGAACAAGGTCCTGAGTTATTTGTTCCAAATCGTTCTGGAACAATTATTCCAAATAATCAACTTTCTTCAGTTCTTGGTGGCGGAGGAACAAGTGGTCCTACATACAATGGACCATATATTGCCAGTATGTCCGCCATTGATACACAATCTGCCGTACAGTTCTTAGCTAGAAATAAAACCGCAGTATGGTCAGCAAACCAATCTGCACAAAGAGGACTGCCTACAAGCAGATAATGTATGCCTAATTTAACTAC